TGTAAAAGAACGGTACACCAAATGTAGCAGTAAGATCACGTTGACTGGTAATGAGATAAGTTTTATTAGCATTGGCTGCTAAAGTACCTGCTGCTACAGTAACGCCATCACTAGAAACTTTGTTCTGTGCTGTAGCAATTACGTAATAAGGTACGGTGTTGACCGCAGATGGGAGGTACTGACTCTCGTCAATTACAACTACTTCTACGCCGGGTGATGTTAAAGCCATGGTGGTTTCCTTTTCAAGTTACTGATATTTATGGGCAACATCAAAAAATACCATGATACAGCGCCCTTTGGCAAAGGTCCATGGCATAAATATCCCATGAGACCCATCTGTCAAGCCTGCGGACAACGACCTTGTGCTGTGAATTACATCCGTGAGGACATCAAGCACTATAGAAAACGCTGTGAAACTTGTGCAAGGAAGAATCGTGGAATCCGACCACGAGAGCCGCGCTGGAAATCAGCTGGCTATAAAAAGAAAATGACCTGTGATCGTTGCGGATTCCGAGCCAGATATGCCAGCCAGATCATGGTATATCATCAGGATGGCAATCTCAACAATGCAGCACTGAAAAATCTCAAATCAGTGTGCAAAAACTGTGTGGAAGAACTGCTTAGATCGGACTTGCCTTGGCGGCCAGGGGATCTTGAACCGGACGTATAGTCAGTCGCTGTATCTGCAGATACAGGTCATCTAGAGATCCATTGTTGTCCAGCACAGCATCAAACTTGGTGCCCACCCAAGCAGTTTCGCTGGCATGTATCTTGAACCGCGCCAACTGTGATTTGCTGGTAGCCCAGCGCATGTTCCCATTTTCTCCTCGGTTGAATGCCAGAGCAGCATCATACCATTCGGGTTCAGGACCACGCACAACTCGCACCACTTGCCCACCAGCTCGTTTGATAGCAGCAATTTCATTAGGGAATCTACAGTCCGAAATCACCACATCATCTTCACTGTGCCGCAGTTTGTTTTCCAAGCTGGCAATCCAGATATCATCGTGAAATCCTTGTCTGCACACTTCCGTACCCCAATGCTGTAGCACCCATCGAGGAGTAAGCTCAGGCATTTTTAAACGATCTGCCCACCAAAGATCCAACTGTTCGCGCCATTCACGGGCCTGTTTTGTGCGACCTTCAAGCATGGTCCTATCCCAACCAAATACTTGTGCCACACAATCCTTGAGGCTGTTGGCAAAACTTTCTCTACGGAATTCGTGGAAGTTGGTGAGATAATCTGCCACTGTGTCTTTACCGGATCCAATGAATCCACATACGCCAATGATCATTTTAGTTCCTTGATGTCGAGATGTTTTAATGTTGCCTGCAACATGTCAATCTGCCTGCGGCAATCTTCCAGCGCATGGTGACTAGTAGGAGGACGGGGCAGATCGGGCCACAAACTATATATGGTTCTGGCATCACGCACCACATAAAATTGCCAGGGCAAGGGCTTGCCGTAGCTTTTGTACGCATGCTCAATGATGTTCATGTCGTATGTAGGGCCGTTGGCCCATATCAACTTGCTTTGCCATATGAACTTGGCCAGTTCATCCAGGGCTTGATCCAAGGGTATGCGCCCTTGTTCGCCAAATGCTTCTTCCTTGGCTTGATCGGGCTGTGTGGCCCACCAATCTATGGTACCCTGTTGTATGCTGCGATTGGCCTGGCTTTCAAGATCAATCCTGGCATAGTAAAAACGCTCGTGATAGCCGGAGCCCACAGGATCAAAACTCTGGGCTGCAATGGTCAAGATAGTAGTATCCGGCCCAGTGCCCAGTCCTTCGATGTCAATCATTAAATCTGCCATAGCACATTGTAACACATGCTCACAGCGCAAACAACTCAACTGGTTATGTTGAATCCCACTTGTGTATCAAACCACTCGGCCATGCCAAAACTAGTGGGGTGGAATTGATCAATTTGCAAAAGATTGCGTTCGGCACAGTATTCATATGGCGGCACAGGCACTGTGAATTTGCTCCAATCTACCATGCTGTACAAGCTGGATGTGGTGTCTATCTTGCCCAAACAATGCTCCAATGCCAACCAACGTGGCCAACGATCTGTGCCTATGGTGCGGCGACGAGTATTGGTTACTTTGTCCACAACATCATCATAACTCTGATGTACATCGTAGATAAAGCACATGGTGTAATTTACCATGCGAGAATTCAGTAGTTCTTGAGTTTCCAAGATAGCTGCTAGCGTGATGTCAGTTGCAGATCTCGGTGTCTGATGTACATATTGCTCACGCAATTGAGACTTTACCTGAATCGGGCAGTTGTCGTCCGATTGCCAACTGCTGCCCATACCACCAGATAGATACCAAGCCCAGTCTTCGAAAACAGACACATATGGGTATGTGTCCGGTAATTTTTCGTGTATGGTTCTTTCAATTGGAATATCTATGCGATTTATCCCGGACCACATGACTACCACATGTTCGTACTTTGCTCTGGATACTTGGTGTCGTACTCGAGCTGCGATGGCTCGGTTACCAGCAGCAGCATCTCCAAAAAATTGAAATCGATCTAGATTGACTTTGGGAGCCGGGTGAGAATATCCTGCTGCGATCCCGGCGAAACTGCATCCAACTATCAGAACTGGATCCATCAATCAACCAATCACAAAAGTAATGGGCTGCGCTCCGTCAATGTATCGACGCAGGTCTTCAAGCAACAAGTCTATCTGCGCTTGGGCTTCGGTTTTCATGGCAGTGCCGTTTAAGGCGCCGCCACCTTGTGGGCCAGCAATAGAGCCAAATTTCTCTCGGGCCTCACCAATGATCATCTTGCATGCTGCTACCATGTAGTCACGGATCCATTGTTGTATTTGATAGTCACTCAACAGATTGATTTCTGGTTTGAGCTGATAACACCATATCAACACATTCTCTCCGGTATTTTTAGGATCACGGATCAGCTGTAGTTTTTTATTAACAGGATTCCAAGTGTAGTTCATAAACCCACCGAACATCTTGGCTGCTAGTTCCACGTATTGGCTGTAGAAATCGTATGTGGCAAGACCACCTGCCACGTTGAAATTCATAAGATACACATTGATTGACGCCTGCGCGAACGGGTCAAAGTTTGATGCAAATGGTCCAGTGGCATCACCAAATGTACGTCGGAATATCTGTCTCACACTTTGCACTTCTTGCGGCAATGTGTAGATGTTGAGATCTCGGATCAGTTCCATGAAGATATAGGCTTCTTCATACGCGGCGTTGGACCGCTGTCTGAAAACACCTATAGCTCGCTGATATGCTGCTTCATAGTGTTCAGGATCCAACTCAAGGTCAATGATCTGCCCGCCCAGTGTTAGGCGGCAGTAATCGACTAGAGCTTGCTTGAGTTGTGGTAGTGTATTTTCGGACATAAAAGGGAACTCCGTTCCCCTTTATTTACCAGCTTTTGAGCACTAGCAAATTCTCGCTGCTTCGACCATTGAACTGAGTCTCAGTTGTGGTCAAGTCTTTGAAAATCTTTCTAGCAGCAGGCTTGCCCGCGGCCTGTATGGCCTTGATAGTCTCTGCTGGTTTGCGCACGGTCTTCTGCTGTGTTTCACTCACAGAGAACCCAATGATTGAGCTGCTCTTGATAGTGAAACTGCCAGCATGACTGTCAGCTACCACGTGGATCAGCTTGCGCTTCTTGGTGTCGTACAACCAAGCTTCGCTCTTGTCCACCAAAGATGCTGCCGGCAATCCTTTCAGCTTGAGCTCTGCGAATTCCAGCTGATGCTTGAACTTGGCTGCTTTTTTCTCAGGACTCACAGGCTTGACCTTGCGCGGCTTGCGTTCCACTTTCTTGATCTGCACATATGCACCGCAGTCAGAGATCACAGACTCGCAAAACTTCACAATGTTTCTCAACTGCACCTTGGTAAGATACGAGTAACCTTCCACCAACTGTGAGTCTTTGCCAGCCACAACCAGTTCAAAGTGGGCCAGGCGTGTTTTCCAGATGTCGGCAATGTGATACACCATCTGCGGTGCCACATTCATGCCACGGATCTGCGCGATGGGTTTCCAGTCTGCTGACATCTTGCAGCCAGCAGCCACAAAGTCGTCAAACATGCCTTCCAGTTCGCCAGCACAATCCTTCATCTTTTCTTTAAGACGATCTTGGATGTTGGGCTTGGCCACAGCTTCGGGCTCTGCCACTTCCGCAGCAGCCTGATCTTTGATGGCCAGTAAGTCTGCAATGAGATTGTCCAGCTTGATCTGTTCTTGATCTGTCAGTTCCAGCCCCATCATGTTCATGCGGCACAGCCAGCCTGTGGTCAGGCGTACTTGGCTGTCGGGCAAGGTGCGTATTTTTTTAGCATCCTTCACTCGCTTGTGTGCATCCAAGTAAGCAACAATCATTTCCTTGGCTTCTTTTTTGCCGTAGAAATAGTTGTACCAACCAAACGCATTGCTCATGGCACTGATGCGATTTCTATCTTGTTCGGGTTGCACACGCCACTCGGGTTCGTTCCCCACATACTTGGTGTCGGGACTGCGCGGGTTCATTGATTTCAGTGCGGCTTTTGCTGCTAGGGTTGCCATGTGTGTCCTTTGCTGGTGTTTATGATGTAATTATAGCACATCAGTCTTTTTTGGTCAAGTCCGCGCACAAGAGCACAAATGTCATGTCTGATTGTCTGCGGAACATGATGTAGTAGGGTGCGGATATGCTGTATCTTCGTTTTCCAAAATATGAGAGCCAATCAGAATGCTGGGTGGACCAGCTGGTGCCCAAGCGGTCTTGACAGATGCGTTCAATCTGGGCAATTTTGTCTTTTTCATCCCACCAGCCCTCAAACCGCAGACCAGCTTCGTACCCGGCTTCTTTGTGCGGTTTGTATCTGCGATTTAGCTTTATGACTTTCATGTGAGTATTATAACTGAAACAGAATTTCCGGTCAACCTGCCCATAAATAACACACTATGCCTAAACTTTCCATGTACCGCCCCAATCGCACCCGGGATTATCAATTCCTGGATCGCACAATTTCGGAAATGTACACCGTGGGCGGGCTGGATCTTTACTGTCACAAATACTTAGGCCCCGAAACTGGGGGTGCTGATTCTGCGTTTTCGGGCAATGCAGATGCTACCCAACCGGTTTATGAAACGCAAAGCCCGTTAAATATCCAAGATTTGTTGCTGTTAGAAAATCGTGATCGACAATACGATCCGGATATCTTTGTCATGCGTGGAGTCTATAATCAACAAGATATCGACTTTGATCTCACCCAATTTGGTCTGTTCCTGAACAATGATACCCTATTCATCACCTTCATTACAATGACATGATTGATGTTTTTGGGCGAAAGCTCATGAACGGCGATGTACTAGAATTACCCAATCTCAAAGATTTCCATCCGCTGAACCCAAATTTGCCCACTGCATTTAGCAAGTATTATGTGATACAGGATGCAGCCTATGCCAGCGAAGGATTCAGCGTGACCTGGTTACCTCACTTGTGGCGTGTGAAAGCCACACCACTCAATGATGCACAAGAATTCAATACCATTACCAACAAACCATTTGTGAGCCAACAGATCTGGGACAATGGCAATTTCTACCCAACTGGCAGCATAGTGAATTATGGTGACACGTACTATCAAGCCCAGGTCAATACACCGGCTGGTACAAACATAACCAATACCAATTACTGGCAACCATACACACCGCCTACCATATCCGACAGTCAAGGTACCAGAGTCAAGGATACCGAGATCAATGATCGCATACTCACACAGGCCGATGTTGAGGTACCGCTCAGTGGGTACGATGTGACTAAATTTTATGTTCTTCCCACAGAGAATCTACAACCAGGCAATCCATCCACACTCACTGCCGATAGCGGTACCACTGTGGATGGCACACAAGGTGGCATGGATGTCACCCCCAAAGGACCTGGCTATACAGTAGGATACCTTACCGGGCAAGGTGTTGCACCAAACGGATTACCGGTCACTCCCGGAGTGAGCTTTCCTCTCAACCCAGTCACTGGAGATTATGCATTGAGACTTGACTATCAACCCAATCGATTGTTCCGTTATGATGGCAAACGCTGGATCAAGATCGAAGACAGTGTTCGCACCAATCTCAATAACGGTGTGACCAACGATACTTTACGCAGTACCTTTGTTAATAATACATACACTGTATCTACCACAGACATGGGCAACATACCCAGTCGTCAGAGTCTCAGTGAGATACTCAAGCCCAGAGCCGACAATGGTGATCAGGGTGGTAATTTCCCACCAAATCCGTATCCAAGAACACAACCGGGACAAAAGTCCAGCTAACACATGCAACAATTTTTTTACGATGAACAGATACGCAGATTCTTGCTGCAATTTACCAGGATAGTATCCAACTTCCAAGTGCAGTATGGACGTGATGGCGAACAACCTGCGCTGCTGCGTGTGCCTGTGAGATACGGTGATGCCAGCAGAAATGCACAAACGATCCTACAAGAAAATTCTGCAAACAGCATGCCCAGCACTCCGCTGATGACTTTTTATGTGTCGGCCTTGACATATGATCGTCCCAGGATGCAGGAACCTTATCATGTTAATACAGTATCTGTGCGCCAACGCACCTATGACAGTGCTAC